GGACTTGATAAGGGCTTCGACTTATGGGAACGGAATGCTGGTCAATTCTCCTCTACTATGGAGCGCAAACAAAGGCGCATTGATTTAGTCCGAGACAAAACATCTATGTTGGAACGTGAAATTTCCAACACCCAAGGCGCATTATCTGATACCCGGCAACAATTCGGTGAAAACACCGAAGCTGCCAAACGGCTTGAAAATCAACTGCTAGACCTCCAAATACAACAAGCCGATTATAACCGGGAACTAAAAAGCCTAACATCGTTTGACTGGAGCAAACTAGACCGAATAGGCGATAGGTTTACCAGCTTAGGCAAAACCATGACCGCAGGGGTATCCATTCCTTTGATTGGTGTAGGTGCATTGGGCGTTCGAACTTTCGTACAGTTGGAGGACGCTTGGGCCGGGGTAGAGAAAGTAACCAACGGAACAGCAGAAGAATTGGAAAACCTCCGGGGGCAAATGCACGAGTTAGTTACTTCCGGTGGTGTTCCTCTTGGTGTAACCGAGATGTATGGCATTGCCCAAGCTGCTGGTCGGCTAGGTATTGCCATGGACAATGTCCAAGGGTTTTCTGAAACAGTAGCCATGTTAGGAACTGTCACCAACATGACTGCAGAGCAGGCTGCCACCGACCTGGCCCAATTCGCCACTGTAATGCAGATGCCCCAAGAGCAATTTGACCGTCTTGGGGCCACCTTGGTGGGGTTGGGCAACAATATGGCTGCCACCGAATCGGATATCATGCGCATGGGGGCTAGGCTTACCGGCGCGAGTAACACCATTGGCCTCGCGGAATCAGAAGTATTGGGTTTTGCGGCAGGCTTTTCCGCTTTAGGTATTAGTGCTGAAGCCGGTGGTACTGCTTTTACCAATGTAATGCTGACCATGCAAGACTCAATCTTTAATATGGATGACAGGCTAGATACTTTTGCTTCTGTTGCCGGAAAAAGCGTTGATGATTTTGCAGACCTTTTCAAAAATGATGCGGCTTCGGCCATCATCTATTTTATTGAAGGGCTTGGCGGTCTGACAGAAGCAGGATATAACACCAATGAAATTTTCTCCGAGCTAGGTTTTAGTGGCGTGAATGTTACTGACCTCTTACGCCGGGGGGCCGGGGCCGGAGATACCCTAAGAGAGGCTATTAACCTCGCAAACACATCCTGGGACGAAAATTCGGCCCTTGTAGATGCCGCTGGAAAAAGGTATAACACCACCGCCGCGCAGATTCAAACCTTCCGAAACGGGCTTACCTTATTAGGCAATCAAATAGGCGGGGAGCTAGTGGAGCGGTTTGGCGGCCTGTTAAACCTGGGAAATCGCGTGGTGGACTGGTTAGGAAACTTAAATCCCGAAACTCGTAGCCTGGTAGTTACTATCGGTATGGTGGTGGCAGCTATTGGGCCAGTGTTACTGGGCGTTGGCGCTGTAATTAAGTCCGTTAACAACATGCGGCAAACAGTGAAAACCATTGGCAGAGGCATCAGAGCAGCAAAGGGCGCTTTCGCAACTGCAGGTAAAGCAATCGGCGCGTTTTTTGTTAAGCTTGTCATGGGAACGGTGGCCATAGCCGCGCAGGCTAAAGCGTTGGTCGTGAAGGGTGCAGCTTTTGTTGCTACTAAGGCAAAGCTTGTCGCATATGGGATAGCGGCAGGTGCTGTTAAGGTCAAGCAGTTAGCTCTCACAGGAGCGACTAAAGTAATGGCGGCAGCTCAGTGGTTACTAAATAAAGCCATGCTTGCAAACCCAATCGGCCTAGTCATTGTGGCGATAGTTGGTCTTATAGCAATAGGTGTTTTATTGTGGCGCAACTGGGATACTATCAGGGAAAAAGCCTCTAATCTATGGTCGAGCATTAGAGATATATTTGGCAATATTAAAAGTTTCGTTACCGATAAAGTCGGTAGTATATCCAATTTCCTATCCGAGCGCTTCCCTGCTGCCTTCGGCTTTATCGCCGGCCATTTGGGAATATTACGAGATTCCTTTGTTGAAATATTCGAAGGGATAAAGCAGGTATTCCGTGGGGTTATCGACTTTGTAGCCGGTGTTTTTACCGGTGACTGGGGTAAAGCTTGGGAGGGTGTTAAGGGCGTTTTCGTTGGAATATTCAGCACTCTTGGTGCGGTACTCAAGGCTCCAATCAACATGATAATAAACCTAGTAAATACTGCTATCCGAGGTATCAATGGACTGAGTATATCCGTCCCTAATTGGGTTCCAGGGATAGGTGGCAACACACTAGGGTTTAATCTCCCAGAAATACCAATGTTAGCCCGTGGTACCAACTATCACATAGGCGGCCCAGCCATTGTAGGTGAAAAAGGCCCGGAAATCGTCAATCTGGAAAAAGGCGCTACTGTTACCCCCAATGACAAAACAAACCGCATATTGGCCAACCTTGGGCGTAACCAGCAAAAGCAATCAACGGGCGTAGGTGGCAAAGCATTGGATGGGTTAGGTCGCAAGCGGGAACAGCGGCCAAGTAGCAATAGTATTAGTGGCTTTAGTAACAGCGGCAGCAGCCTAAAAGACAAAGCCTCTCAAATATTAAATAAGGTAGAAGTAACCATACAAAAGATAGTTGTTGGAGAAGACGGTGAACTAACAGGCAGTAAAATTGATGAACTCAAACGAATGTTCAAAGAGTTGTTTCAAGAGGCCTGGGAGGATGCATGGTATGACCTATGCCTAAAATACCCCAACTTGACAGAATCATAACCGGAATGAAGGTGACATCATGGCAGTGCAACCCATAGCCGTTTTAGGCGGCGTATTACTTGACGCAGTAAAATCCGATAGACCGACACATGCTTTTGATGTAACAGAAAAGGGTATAGAAGATGGCTCCAGTATAGCCGACCATATGAAGGAGCGCCCTCCCGTATTACCCATTTCCGGTGTAATCGTTGGCCCTGATGCTTGGCCGCGCCTAAACCGTATCCGCCAAATGCAAAGCGATCGCCAACTAGTCACCTATGCAAATAGGGTTATTTATCGCAATATGGCCATTGTGAGTATTAGCACTGAGCACGACGCCACTATCGGCAACGGATGTAAGTTCAATATTACCCTCCGGCGCGTTCGCCGGGTAGCCTCACAGCAGGTGCAAGTATCCAGTCCCACACCAATGGCTACCAAAGCGATGCAGCCTCAAAACGCCGGAACCCAGCAAGTACGGTCAACAGGCAAACAATCCAATAATAAAGCCGCCGACTCTATATTATCTAATAGGGGTGGCGGCTTTAACGGTGGGGGAGCAGGAGGAACAGTTTCTGCAACATTTTTAGGGGGTAGCTGATAAATGGCAGATTATCAATATATACCTATCCAAAGGGACATTATCCCTTACCAATTTGACATTACCCTAAGAGGCAGAACCTTTACTTTTTTCATCAATTACAATGCTGGGCATGACTTTTTTACTATCGACCTATACCGGAACGATGTGCTAATAGTAGCTGGTGAAAAAATAGTATATGGGCGCGTCCTATTCGTGAATCAGCAGCATTTAGATGTGCCTACGGTGCCTATCATACCTTACGACATGTCCTTAAACGAAGATAGGGTAACATGGGAAAATCTTAATTCTACTGTGTTTCTATGGCTACCAAGTGAGGGTGTTGCTGATGGGTAATTCATGGATAAGGCAAGTTGTAATCCTAGCTGGGGGTAGACGGTTTCACAACGATGACCTAACGATTGAGTTTGACGTTCCTTTTGATAATACAGAGGCCCCAGATGTTGCAAAGGCAACCATTTTCAACTTGTCAGACAACAGTATAAACGCCATAAAGAAAAATCAGCATGTCGTAATTAATGCCGGATATAAAGGTGATGTCGGTACAATTTTCAAAGGCACTCTTCAAAACGCCAGCACCCGCTGGCATGGTGTAGATAAAGCAACGGAACTGATTATAGGTGACGGTGCAATGGAATGGCTATCTACTGAGGTAAGCCAAACCTATGCCGAAAATATACAGGCCTCGGCCATTTTGCGTGACTTAACCGGTATGTTTGGGTTAGAGCTTGGAAGGCTTGACCTTGTCAATGACCTGACCTATCCCAAGGGCCGGTGCATTGATGCAATGCTAAAGGACGCTATTAAGCAAATTGTGAAGGAATGTGAAAGCCATTTCAATATATCCATGGGCAAAATATATATTATGCCATTTGGTGAGGGGATAGAAACCGGCTTTTTGCTTAACTCAAACACTGGGCTAATCGGTAGCCCCGAGGCGTTTGAACGGGAAGAGCAAGGCGAAACAATGAAAGGCTTCAAAGTTCAAATGCTGCTAAACCACCGTATAACTATCAATAGTATACTCCAAATCCAAAGCCGTACTGCAAATGGTAGGTATAGAGTATTAAAAGGTCGTCACCGTAGCTCAGTAGATTTTCTTACAGAAGTGGAGGTTGTTGAATAATGGCTGCCGCTGAAAAAATGTTTCAACAGGTGTTTAACGAGCATTTAAATAACCTTCATACATCAATGCCTTGTGAGGTAATTAAGTATTATCCTGACACCTTAGAAGCAGATTTACAACCAAAATTCAAGCGCAAAAAAGGCGGAGGAATGAAGGATTACCCCATGATTAAAAAAGCGCCTGTATCAAAAACCGTAGTTATATACCCAAGACGCGAAGGCAGTTGCCTAGGTTGTGGTGGGAAGGTTGAAATCCCAGAGCATCATGAAGAGCTACTGCCCGGTCAAATAGTATTTGTAAGCTTTGCAGAACGAGCCTTAGACCATGTTGGCCTTCGCAAGCATGACTTAACAGACGCAGTAGTAATTGGGGTGATGTAATGGAAATGCGGACATTCAAGCTCACAGATAACGACTTAACAATTAATACTGACCGTAATATTGAATTTATTAGCGGAGACGGTGAGCTGGCCCAAGCCCTTGAGCGTACCTTTACCACTAATGCTGGGGAATGGTTTTTAAACGTCCTTCATGGACTGAGATACCCTGATATACAAGGGAAAGGTGTAACAGATGAAGCTATTCAAATGGCCGTCATTGATGCCAGTTTACAAGAACTCCGTGTAAGAGAAGTCGTAAGCATAGATATTAACCGCGATACCCCAAGGCGGACAGTAGACATTGTCTTTCATTGTACTGCCGAAGGTGGTGTAGCCATAGAAGTACCTTTTAGCTTCTAAAATACATAGCGGAAAGGAGGCGACAATGTCTGAATACGGTTTAACAATCCAGGGATTTAAGAAAAAACCCTACACACAAATCGTGGCAGATAAAAAAGAACGTGCTAGGGATTTATTCGGTGAAGATATCGAACTGTCCGAGCGCAGCCCCTTAGGTTTATATATAGAATCCGATGCATGGGAAGAAAGCAAGCTATGGGATGAGATGGAGCATGTCTATTATTCTGCTTTCATAGACGATGCCGAGGGCAAGCAATTAGACGGCTTAGTTAAATACATTGGTCTGTTCCGTAAACCAGCTCTTCGCGCTCTTGGACAGATAGAAATAATCGGCAGGGCCGGTAAGGTTGTTCCCCAAGGCACTAAGGTTATGACAGAAAGCAGCATCCTATTTCAAACCCGAGAAAACATAATGCTAGGCGGTGATGGCGTTGGTGTTGCCAACATTGAAGCAGTAGAGCCAGGCCGGACGGGTAATGTAACCGCGAACCGCATTAACCGTTTGTTTAACCCGGTAGAAGGTATAACAAGCGTTATTAATCATGAGCGCACCAGCGGCGGCACTATTATAGAGACAGATGAGGAACTACGGGAACGGTACTACCGCTCACTTTCTCGAAAAGGCAAGGCTACAAGAGCCGCAATCGAAGCCGCTATCCTGGAATTGACAACAGTAAAAGATGCCCGTGTCCTTGAGAATACAACAATGGATGTTGTAGACGGCCTCCCGCCAAAATGCGTGGCCCCTTATGTTTTTGATGGTGATTCCCATGCGATAGCAGCCGCTATACTTGAAACCAAATCAGGAGGGATTCAAAGCTACGGTGACATTGTCATAGATATAAATGATAGTCGGGGATACCCTCACATGATTGGTTTTACAAGGGCAGAAACGCAAGACATATACGTAAATATCGCCCTTAAAAGAAATGCAATGTTCCGGCCTGGATATGAGCTTGATATCAGAACTAATGTAATCCGGTATATTGGCGGCCTAGACTTTGACGGCACCGAATACAGGGGATTGGGGTTGAGTCAAAACGTGATTCACTCAAGGATTATTACAGAAACCAGCGATGCAGGTATCAGCGATGTAGTAGTGAAGTTAAGCACTGACGGGACAAACTGGGTAGAAACCAATATAGAAATCCTGACTATGCAAGTGGCCCTTACCGATTATGAAAAGGTGGTGGTTAGATGATTGTCCACCCCTCTACACATCTAACAAGCAATTATCGTCGAGACGAGGGTAGCAATAATTATAAACTGCTTGATTTAGGCCATCAACAGCACCTAAAAATATTCAAGACTCTTCGCCTTATAGAGCTATGGCGAGATGTGGATGAAGCCGAAGGATTTACTCTTGACAAAATTGGTAAAAACGTCTTGGAGCTTCGCGAAGGCCGGGATGACGTGCCTTTCCGCAAAGCCATAAAAATCAAAATCCGTGGAAATATGAGCGCGGGTACGGTGGAGGATTTCAATGTTATTGCGGAAATCCTCTTTGACAATGCTTTCGAAAGAATATCCGAAACCTGGCCACTTGAGCAATATGGTCATGAGCCAGCCGCATTATCGCTCTCGTTATTAAATATGACTCGAGAGCAGATGTTTGACTTTCGGGGCATAAGAGACATTTTGGAACCTATAGCTGCTGGCGGTGTGCGTTTATTTTTTGATATCAAGTCAATGTTTCGTTTTCAAAACCATAATAGTTTGAAATTTATAATGCTTATTATGCAGATGGCTTTTAAAAATCGTACCAAGCCTTACATCCTATGGAACGGTGCACTGTCATGGGATGGTACCCGTTTATTTAACTCCAGCGCTGAGGGCATACGCTTTATCGAATTTCGAATGTCCAGCACTTTTAACAACAATAACCGCATGGCCGTTAATCGGCTGAAAATATCAGGTTTTGGTGTCCGATACCTCCAACCCGGATTAAGCGGCAAACTAATAAAAAGTAACCCTTGGTATTGGGATGGAGATGCAAATTTTGATGGTTCCCGCAAGTTTTCCGGCTTGCATGGAATGGAGGAGGCTCTTTAAATGGAAAACAGCGTTATAACTCTTCATAGGCGAGTACAGTTTTGCTTAGCATCCAGCGGCGGCATTTCCTCGCTATTACCTATAACACATATCGCTTTTGGTGAAGGCGGTGTGGATAGCGATGGCGAACCAATACCACCCTCAGAAACACAGACATCGCTTAATAAGCAGATATGTATGTACCCCATAGACGGGGTTACTTACCCAATATCACCACCCACGACAGCGCGGTATACATGCACCATACCGGCAGCGGATTTAGCTGGGGCATCCATTAGCGAAGCCGCCCTCGTTGACTCAGATGGAAGTCTATGCGCTATTAAGACATTCTATATCAAGCGTAAGGATGATGCCGTTATTTTTACGTTTGTCTTTGATGATGAATTTTAATGGAAGGAGAGCATATGTATGGACAGGCCTAACTACCCTTTGAATCCAAGCCCAGAATATAACACAGAAATACCAAAAATATTGGACACCGACCCGGTTAGAGCTTCTAGCTCTGTAAACCCGATTATAACAACACTTATGAATAACACCCATTTTGTAAAGTTGCTGGCTGACACGCTAGATGCCAAATTGAGTAGTCTTACAGGTTTGAATATCTCATTTGTGGTTGATACCTTTGCTGATTTGCCAGACACTAATGAGTTCCCGCCCGGAATGCTTGTTTTGGTTAGAAATGACGAAACGCGAAAAGGGAAAACCACGATTTATGAAGTAATTGATGGGGAATGGGTTTTCTTATCAATTATGGAAATTAATCTTGATGATTTTGCTACTATTGATATGTTAAACGCTACTATACAGGCAGCACTGGCCAGCATAGACCTTGGTAACTTGGATGTGGCAGTTTCAAGCCGCGCCCCGGCAGCTACATCGCTAACCAATACGGTGTGGACAAACAACCGTGCCGCCGCACTAGACCAGGTAACGGCTCCTCGAATGGCCAACTTGGACGCTGCTATATCATCTCGCGCTCCGGCGAACACGGCCCTTAGCAATGGGGTGTGGACTAATGTATTGGCAACGGCGCTAAATAATTTAGTCGCATTAGCTACTACTGGAGTAGGCACACGAGTTAATATGCGCGTACAGCGTGGCACTGTCCAATTTGGCCCTACTGGCAGTCAATTTCCATCGCTCTCAGATGCCAATATTACAATAGCATCAGTAAACCCCGCACGCTCATATGTTGTTCTTAGCTCAAATAATATTGTAACATCTAATGCTGTCAATAGAGTGAGTGCAACGCTAGTAAATAATACTACATTACGTCTGCAATCAGGCTCCCAAACTTTGGTGTTTTGGCAAGTAGTAACATTTGATTAATCAAAGCTCCAGTATATTAAAATCATTCTTTAAAGGAGGCTAGGCCCATGTCAGACATAGCTTCTAGTAATCAATCACTAGACAAGATATACTTTTATATAATACTTGACGATAATTTCATTGTAAGAGGCCACCAAGAGTCACCGCTATTCCCAATAGACCCACTGCCGCCAAATATGCATGAAGTACCAGAATCAGGGGATGCGCATATAGGCAAGCAATTTGACTCAGAAACAGGGGAATATACGCGCATGAGCAATTATGCCATTTTTGCCGATAATCACATCATAGATATTGTAACCCAAAAAAGCGATGACCCAGTGCCATTTAGCGCGATGATGATACCTAGTGCCGACCGCAGTCTTATTGGATGCAAGTGTATTAATGGGCAGATTATCATCCCAGACCCGGTAAACGAGCGCTTAGATGCTATAGAAGCCAAGCTGAGCCAGGTCATAGGGCTATTATCCGATGGGGTAATGCACAACACCGCGATGTAGCGGAATAATAGGAGGGATGTGCGTTACACAAAAAAAGCAATAAATATGAGATAGGTGTAGAAGCTTTGGTTTAAGATACAATTTAACTGCTTTTGCCCCTCCATATACTTAAAAAAAATAAAAACAAAAAAAGTTATCATATTTCTATTACGATAAGGAGAAAATAGATGGATAGCTTTTTCGCATGGATTGGTGGTAAAAAACTACTTCGAAAGGAAATATGCGCCAGATTCCCGGATGGTGGCTTTGATAAGTATGTAGAGGTATTTGGTGGTGCGGCGTGGGTATTGTTTTACAAAGAACGGCACGCTGAGATGGAGATTTACAATGATGTAAATGGGAATCTTGTAAATCTGTTTCGATGTGTAAAATATCACCCATCTGCAATTCAAGAGGAGTTTGAGTATGTGCTAAACTCCAGGGAAGTTTTTGAAAACTTCAAAGATATGTACAAAAGCAAGGTATTAACCGATATTCAACGAGCCGCGATGTACCTTTATATAATAAAGGCCAGCTATGCCTCAAAAGCACGTAATTACGGGGCTAAGGCAAGGGATATTACTGCTGCCGAATATCTAAAAACGGTAAAAGAGCGTTTAAAAGCTGTTGTAATCGAAAACCGTGACTATGAAACGCTAATAACACAGTACGATAGGCCTAGCTCGTTATTTTATTGCGACCCGCCATACTTAGGGACTGAACGTTATTATGATACAGTAGGTGCTACATTTGACCTTGACCATCATAGGAGTTTAGCTAATATCTTGCAAAACATAAAGGGCCGTTGCATCATTTCATATAATGATTCCGAGGTTATTCGTGAACTGTACAAGGATTTTAGTATTACCGAGGTTGCGCGGACAAACAACATGGGCATGAGGTATGGCACGAAGAAAAAATATAGTGAGCTAATCATAAAAAACTACTAATGTAGTAAGCTTTATTTTTTTATCTTTTATATTACGCATATCGGAATATTAGTACGTTTTATGCATAATTGTTACGGTAAGCGTTAGTATCATCCTAATTAGGTAATGAAAGGATGGTACTCTGTGATAAAGATACACCTATCGAGGCTTTTGGGTGATCGTAGGATGACGCAGTCCGAACTTGCTGTAAAAACAGGCATCCGCAAGGCCACCATAAACGAGATGTACCACGAGCTGGTCGAACGAGTAAACTTGGACTATCTAAGTCGGATATGTGAAGTGCTTGATTGTGAGATTGTTGATATTCTTGAATATATGCCAAATAATGACAATAAGCGGCGACATAATAAAGTAAGTGGCTTGTCATCGCACTAA